GCACGCCGCGTATTGCTGCTCCAGCAGGTTGAGCGTGAGTTCGGCGGCGCGCTGGCGCGTGATCGGCGGGTCGGCCATGGTCACGGGCCGGCCGTCTTCGTAGTGCGTGGCGCCGTTGCCGATGGTGGGCCTGTCGCCCTTGGTCGGCACGTAGGGGGTGGCGCTGAAACCCTCGTAACCGGCCCAGCCCACCAGCACGGCGGCGGTGATTTTGAGCAAGTTGGCAGGCAGGCGCTGCTTCATGGGAGCCACCATGGGTGTCGCCACCAGGTCAGCAGCAGGTACAGGTGCACCGGGCTCACTCGTCCGCCTCCAGCTGGCTGAAATCGGTAATGGGGTCTGTACCGCGCTTGAGCCGTTCGACCTGCAACAGATAGATGTGTCGCGAGCGGATATTGGATTGGCGCTTGTAGTACCAATTGACCAGCAGGCCCACCAACGCAATGGCGGCGCCGACCATGCCGAGAAATTGGCTCGATGCCAGCCAGCCGTAGAGTCCCACGCTGGCGCCGGCGCCCGTGGTGCGTGCGCCCACCGTGGAAAGTTGTTCAATGGTTTCCATCTTCATATTCGCCGCGCCTCTCAGCTCTCGCGCACCCGCACCGTGATCTCGGCCTCCTTGGTGCGGCCCCCCACGGTGGTAATGGTGCAAGTCAGTTTGTAGGTTTTGCCGTTCTCGCCCCCGCCCACAAAGGCGGCCACCGAGCTGTCTTTGTGCAGCACCTGCAGCACCTGCAGGCCCACGGGTGAGGCCGTGACCGCGTAGCCGGCAATCTCGTCGGAGCAGTCGCGCAGCCACTGTGCGCAGTCAAAGCGGTAGTCCAGGAGGTCTGCGGGCTGCTTGGTGAATTTGCCCAGCACACGGGCATCGTCGGCCAGCACCTCGACGGCGCGCAGCGTGCTGCTGAACACGCTGCCAAAGACCGGGGTGGTCGATCCGGCCAGGGGCAGGCTCTGGGGGCCCTGGCTCACGCCGTCCACAAAGACCTCAAAAGCAAGCGTGCCAGCGGGACCGCTGTAGCTGTAGGTGCCGTCGTCTTGCATGTCCAGCGCGCCACCCTCGGGGAACGACAGCACCTCGATGTGCAGGGCGCTGCCCGCGTGGGCAGTGGCTGCAGGGGCCAGGGCGCTGCCCGGGGGGATGGCCGTGCCCGGCAAGCCCAGCGCGCCACCGTCCACCACCGTCCCCGATGGCAGCGGGGACTCGTCCAGCAAGAGCGCGCTCATGCGGCCACCTGGCGCGTCACGCCGTCCACCCCGGAGGCCATCACGATCACCATCCGGTAGGCCGTGTCCGCGACCAGGAGGGGGTCAGACAGTTGCAGCTGGCCCCCCGCCGTGGTGGCCAGACCGGTGCGCGTGAGCACCTTGTCGCCGCTGCTGGCCGCGTAGACATGCACCGTGATGCCGGTCTCACTGGCCCAGACGGCGCCCTTCTTGTTGCGAAACAGCGTGGTCGTGAGCGTGCCGCTGGCGGCCGGTGGGGCGCTTTGCGTGGTAAACGCCGGGCTGGCCACCACGGCCGAGTCGTTGCCGGCCGTGTCCCGGTGCAGGAAATGCGCGTAGTACGTGGCGCCGGGTACGAGGCCGCTGGCGCTCACCGTCTGCACGCCTGCCGCTGCCACGCTCTGGCTGGACCCGGCCAACAGCTGCTGCGCGCTCAGGGTGCTGCTGGGCGAGAACACATGGTAGAGCGTGCCGTCCGCCTCGCTGGTGCTGACCGAGGCGCTGGCCGTGGTCTGCCCGGTGTTGGCGGCGCTGGCGCCCGTGAGCGTAGGCGCTGTGGTGTCAGGGGCCGCTGCCGTGGTGAACTGCGCCGTGCGCAGCTGCGCCGAGCTGGCGCCTGCAGCGCTGCGGTGCAAAAAGTACAAGTGGTATCCCGTCGAGGGCGCCAAACCTGTTGCCTGCACAGTCTGCACGCCCTCCTGCAAAACGTCCTGGGGAGTGCCGGCCAGCACCTGCTCATCCGTCACGGTGGCGGCGGCCGATGCCAGCCAGTAGAGCGTGCCGCCCGCCTCGCTGGTGGTCACGCTGGCGGTGGCCGTGCTTTGGCCAATGGCGGAGACCGTAGCGCTGCTGAGCAGCGGGGGAACTACCTCGGGCACTTGGTCGGTCGTGGCGGTAGTGGCCAGCGCAGGCGTGCTGACGTTGCCGGCGGCGTCCTTAGCGCGCACGCGAAGCGGATAGGACGTGGCTGGGGCTAGGTCGTTGAAAATGTGCGTCGGTGTGTTGCCCGAGACCCACGTTGCGCCCGCATCTGGGCTCCACTCGTAGGCGACCACGGCCACGTTGTCGGTGGCCTCCGGGCAGGACACGGATAGGCTGGTCAGGCCTGACGCCAGCACCGTGATGGCGCCGGTGAGCACCGGGGGGGTGGTGTCGACCAACTGCGCTGCCGCGGTGGTCACCGAAAGCGCCAGGGGCGGGGTGCTGGCGTTGCCCGCTGCGTCCTTGGCGCGCACGCGCACCGCATAGGCCGTCTCCGGGCTCAGTCCGGTGAAGGTGTGCGTGGACGTTCCAGCTGTCCACGTCACCCCCGCATCCCGGCTCCACTCGTAGGCGACCACGCCGATGTTGTCGGCGGCCGCGGGGCAGGACAGGGCCAGGAGGGTCGCCGTTTTGTTGACCTCCGTGATTGCGCCCGTAAGCGCCGGGGGAGTGGTGTCGGCTTCTGCAGAAAAAGCCATCGTGGCCGTGGCCGAGCTGTCGGGGTTGGGGCCCTGGGCCAGCACCCCGTCGATTGTGATCGTGAAATCAAACGAATCGGGTGGGCCGATGTACTCAAAGGCGCCCGTCTCGTCGTACACCAGGGCGCCGCTGGCAGGCATGCGCGTAATGCCCAGCAAAAAGCGTTTGGCCTCGTCGCCCAGGCTCACCGAGGGGTACATCAGGCCGCTGCCGTTGGCCCCCGATGCTGTAGTCAGCTTGACGGTCGAGCCTAGAACGCCCAGGTGGTGCAGCTGCACAGTCGTGGCCAGCGCAGGCGTGCTGACGTTGCCGGCGGCGTCCTTGGCGCGCACGCGCACTGCATCTGCCATGCCGGGGGTGCGCCCGGAGACGGTGCAGGTGGTTTTTTTGGCGTTGTCCTGCCAGGTGGTGCCCCCATCCACGCTCACCTCATAGCCGGCTACGACCTCGTTGTCGGTGCCTGCGGGCCAAGCCAGCGCGTAGCCCGTCTGCGAGATGTCGGTGACCGTGATGGCCCCGGTCAGGGTGGGCGCCTGGATGTCGGGCAGGCTGTAGAGCAGGCGGGGGTTGTCCAGCAGGATAGACATCTCTGCTGGGGTCAGTTCCCGGTTCCAGATACCCAGGCTGAGCATGGCCACCCCGGGAGGCGCGTAGCTCGGCTTGTTCCCGGCTCCTCCCCCCATCAGCCGGGCCCGGTAGGCGGTAGCACTGTTGGCGGATACGGCGGAAGTATTGGTCTTGGTGTAGACCGTGGGGTTGTCCAGCGCGCGCATCTGCATGGTTGCGCCCGCTGGCCCCGCGCTGTACACAACCGCCATCACCCGATCTTGGAAAGGGACCAACGAACCCCCGGGAGGCAAGGCGTTGGATGTGGCAGTACGCTGGCGGGCGTACACATAGCCCGATGAAATCTCGGAGCGCAGCTTGTCCAAGATGTAATTTGAGTCATACACCCCGGCAAACAGGGGGCCCGCAGCCGCACTGGCGTCCGTAATAAGCAAGAGCATGCAAAACGCCCCGTTGGCCGGGCCCGTCTCGGCAATGCCAGTGGCGGTCGGGAAATCCATAGCCCCCGCGCCACTGCCTTGCAGGGCCTTGCCGTAGGGGGTGGAGATTTCCGCCAAGGGAGCGCCCACCTGGGTGTACGCGCCTCCTGTCACCAGGTCGGTGTTACCGGTGTCCTGCGCCCACAGCAGCTTGAGGCCTTCAACAAAAGAGGGAATGGGGTTGGGGATTGCCATGGTTTAAGCCCGGTTCGGTTGGTGGAGTGGGGGGTGGGCGCTCACGGCTTGCACATCCAGCCTGCAGCCTGGGAGTAGTTGACAGCGCTTGTAAAAGCGCGCACGGCGGCCGCCTCACCGCCCACAATGCCGGGCGCGCCCTCTTGCTCGGCAAAGGCGTAGCACGCCTGGGCAATGCACAGATAGCCCGAGTTGTCCGCCCCGATGTCCACACCCGTGGGCGCGGTGATGCCGGTGGCCGATGTGGAGATAAAGCCGCAGGAGTAGAGGGCTAGGGGGAACGACACTGGGGGACCACCCGGGGTCTCGGAGAGCGAGAAAAAGCAGCACTGCAGGGCGCTTTGGTAAATCTGCTCGTGCACCAGGGGGCCGACTACGTAGTAGGGCTTGGCCTCCTGCGCGCCGGGGGGCATGTCAATGCGCAGCATGCCCGAATTGCTGATGGTGAAATAAAACACATCCCCCTCGACCAGCGGATGGTAGTGTTCGATTTTGACCGTGACCCCATCCGTCCAAATTTTGGATTTGTTGCGGAAGTCGCGCGCTGCGTGAAACTGGTTGTCCTGCGAGTAGTCGCCGTTGTAAGGCGCCACCAGTGCGTGGTAGATGCCCAGGTTGTAGGGCGAGCGCGCGTGCAAGCCATAGATGATGCGCATGGCGTTTTCTGCAAAGCGCTTGGAGGCGGCCTGCTCGGTCATGCGGTAGTTTTGGTAGCAGCCCTGGATGTTGAGGAAGTTCTGCCAGGGCGAACGCATGTCTTTGTGCGAGCTAAAGTGCAGACCCGCAGCCCACGCGCTGGGGGGCGTGTAGTCCATGCTGTCGTTGATGTAGTCGTTGATGTGCGCGTTCCAGACCCGCAAATACGCCCCCTGCGGGTCGCTGTCGGGGGTGAGCGCCGCCGCATACGCCACTATGTTCATGGTGAACGCCATCGATCGCTCCTGCGTGGTGAGGCCCGGGATGCCGGCGTAGCGGCCCGATGGGATGCCCAGCTCCGTGATGGCGTTGGGCTGCTGGTACCACCAGCGGTAGGGCTTGTGCCCCCACTGGTTGGAGTGCCCGCACTGGCCCGTGCGGGTGGCGTGGTCGATCACGGACTCCAGCATGTAGTGCTCGCCCTCCAGCAGGTAAGCGTAGGTCGAGTACCCCACCGCGTGGCTGGTCCCCCCCGAACTGGCCCAGGGGGCCTCGCCCCCCTTGATGGGCACCCAACCGCCGCGCTCGGCCACCGTTTGGTACTCGGTACCGGCATAGGCGTCTTTGGGCGCGGGCAGACCGGGGAAGGTGGACGCCTCCGGGGGCTTGGGGTTGAGCAGCAACGGGATCAGCGTGTTGGCCACGTCCGCCGACTCGCCGGGGCGCATGCGCATGCGCTCGTCGCGGTAGTGAAACGGGCAGTGCAGGCCGGCAAAGTTGGACAGGCGCGAATCGCGCACGGCCGCTGGTGTTTGCAGGAGGAAGGCGCGCGCGCACGGCTCAGACAGCATTGAGCGCCCGATGTAGCCGCCCGTGCCGTCGATATGGGCGCGGTGCTTTTGCGTGCTCAGGGGCACGTAGCTGTGCGCCCCAGGGTTGCCCGGCACAAAATCGAGGTCGTAGGGCGGCACCAGCTTGGTGGCCTTCCAGTACGCCTTGCTGAACTTGTAGGTCAGGGTCGGCACGGTGCCGACCCAGTGGCGCTTGCCGTGGTTGGCGTCGTCCTGCATGCGCACCGTCATCCAGTGCGCGTGGTAGATGTGCTTGATGCCCGCGTAGTTGTGCACCAGGGCGCCGTTGCGCTTTAGGGCGGCGCTGTAGTCGAGGCGGAACTTGCCGGGCACCGCCCACCAGTCCTGGGCCAGCACGCAGGAGAACTCGGTGTCGATCACGGCGCCCGAGGCGTCTTTCCACACGTCCACATGCCACACGGCCTTGAGGTGCGCGTCTTCTGCGCCCGAGCCGGTGGCGCCGTCCTTGAACATGCCCCACACCACCCAGCCCTCGCACACCGAGCCCGAGTGGATTTTGGTGACGCGCGTGGCCACGCCGGCGTGCTCGGCAAAGCTGGCGCGTGCAGCGCCCGAGGCACGAGTTTCGCTCAGGGTGCCGTCCCACTGCGCAAGGTTGGACACCTCGACGGCCAGGTCGTTGGCCGCTGCCACGCTGGCCAGTGTCGTGGCGCCCGTGTTGTTGTAGCTGCCTGTGGCCGCAGCCACCGTATACGTCTTGCTGCCAGCGCCAGCGGTGTCGCTGTCGCGCAGGTGCATCACGGCAAATTTGAGCGACCCGTCACTCCAGGTGCTGCGCTCATCGAACTGCACCGCCACGGGGGCGCCGTCTCGCTTGACGGAGGGCACGTAGCCGGGCGGAATATCGCCCTTGGCAAAGGGCATGCCGCCGCGAAACAGGGTGCGCGAGTGCACGCCCGGGTCGTTGTTTTCCAGGGTAAAGCTGAACAGGTCCTGGCCCAGCGTGGGCGCTTGGCGCCCGCCGTAGACGGTGTTGGCGGTCAGGCTGGTGTAGGTGCGGTTTGCAATGGTGGCCATGGGGGTGTCCTGGGCTTAAACAGACGCGGCTTGCGCGCGGTTGGGGTTGCCGGTGGGGTTGGGGGCAATGGCCACGGCGGCCTTGAGCTCCATGCCCAGCGCGTTGGCAAAGGCGGCGTAGTGCGCCTGAGCGCGCGCGGCGTTGCCGGCGTACTCGCTGTCCTTCATGTAGGCGCGGTAGAGCACGTAGTCCTGCACGGCGTTGGCGTAGATGTCGGGCAGGCCCAGGCTGCCGGTGACGGTGGTGTAGAGCCCCCCGTCAAGGGGCTCCGCGATGTCGGCGGGCATGGACGCGTAGGTCACCTCCAGCGCTGCGCCGGCGGCTGCGGGCGGGTAGACGTGAAAGTGGCGCGGCTCGCGCGGGTCGTGCATGTAGTGCAGCACCTCGGTGGTGCCGGCCATGCCCGGCCAGCCGGGCATCTGCGCGTCCAAAATCTCGCGGTTGGTGATGCGCACGGCGCGGCGCGTGCCCCCGCTGTTTCTGGCAATGTCCACCAGCTTGGTGCCGCCTGCGGGCAGGCTCTGGCGCGTGCCAGCCACCAGCGGCACGCTGGCGGTGATAACGCAGGCGTCGGGGCGCAGCGTGATGATCTCGCGCTGCGCGTCGTTGAAGTAGCGCACCAACTCCGAGATCGGCCATCGAATCGAGGTCGGGTCCTGCAGCGTCTCGGTGACGCGGCGAAGGATGGATTGCGCAGTGACAGCCATGCCTCGTCCTTGAAAATAGAAGCAAGGATTGCACTCGTCCGGTCGGAGTCAACCTGGGGGTGAGCGCTTCACGGCGGTGGGTTGGCGGCCTTCTTGCGGAGGCTGCTCTGGAAGAAGAAAACCCGCAGCAGCACGGCTGGCGTATCTCACTGCGCCGCCGCCACTTCCCCGCGCAGCTTCTGGCGCAGTGCCTTGGGTGCGCTGTCTGCAATGCGCTGCGTGCGGTCCTTGCCCATCTCGCGCACGCGCTTCAAGATGTTAGGCATCTTGACCACGATTTTCTGCTCGGGGTTGTTGCGGTTCCACGCCTCCAGCCGCGCGCGCACTGCCTGCAAGGCGTCTTCGTCCTTCTCGAACATCGCCTTGGCCCACTGCGCGCTGATCTCGCCAGAGGTCTGCGTGTAGAAGCTCTTGCTGCGCATCATGAAGCTGTTGGCCTCCTGCACCTCGGCCACGCTCTTGGCCTGAAAGCCCACGAACTTGGCGGCCGCTTCCGCTAGGGTGGTGTCCAGCACCTTGTAGCCCTTGGTGTCGCGGTACATGCCGGTGGCGGCCATGTCCACGCCCTTGGCGGCGTTGCGCACGGCGGCAGGCGCCATCTCCAGCGCTGCGCCGGCCACATCGCCCTTGAGCGCGCGGCCCGCGCCAGAGAACGCGCGCCCCACCAGATCGCCCGCGGGCCCGGCCAGCTCCAGCATGTCGCGCGTGTGGCTCTGCTTGGTCTGGAACAGGCCGGTGCCTGGAATCAGGTTGCCCATGCCCAGGCGGCCGGAGACATCAATGGGAGAGCCCGGAAGGCCCGATATGCCCTGGTCCAAGAATTCCGCCAGCTCCTTGCCCAGAATATCTGCCATGGCCTGCTTGCGCCACTGCTTGGAGCTGACGTTGTAGCCCATCAACTGCGCCAACGCGTCGATCAAATCCTCGGCGTCCTCGGCGAACGGCACGCCCCCTGCCCCGCCCATGAGCATCAGCATGACCATGGCCCAGCCCACTGCCCTACGCCCCGCTGCGCGCTCGGGCGAACCCGGTGCGCCCGCGTTCCAGGTGCGCTGCAGCAGTTCCAGGTAGGAGACGCTGTAGGTCTTGAAGGTCATCAGGGCGCCCCCCACGGCGCCCCGGGCCCAGCGCATCTTGTTGGCCTTGCTGTAGAGGAACTGCGTCTCCAGCACCGCCTTACGGGCGAACCCGGCCGGGTTGGCGTTGCCGTTCTCCCGTGCCAGGCGGTAGGCCGCAATGAAGGTCGAGCGCCGGTTGAACTGCTCGGCCAGGGCAAAGGGCTGGCCCCAGGCCACCTTGGTGCGCTCCCAGGCGTTGGCCACGCCGGCCCGCACGTCGCCCGTGCGCGTGCCGTCGCCCGAACGCAGGGAGCCGGAGCCGCGCGACTGCGCCATCAACTGGTGAATCTCCTGTGGGCTCACGGTGCCGTCTTCCTCGGCCGTTTTCAGTGCTTGCGCCAGGCCAACCTCGTACTGGAAGCCGCGCGAACCCATGTCCTTCAAGGCGCCAGCCAGGTGCTTGCCGGCTTTCCTCATGCCGCCGAACTGGCTCAGCCACGGCAGGGTCACGGCAAAGGGCTGCGTCATGTTCACGAAGGCCGACGCCACCGAGCCGCCCAGGTACTGCGCAAACAGCATGCCGCGCACCGCTTGGCCTTCTTCCTGCGGGTCCTGGATGTAGGAGCGCAGGCCCATGGCCACGTCGCGCAGCTCGCCCTGCGTCTTGGGAATGGCCTCGATGGCCTTTTCCATGGTGCCGGCATTCAGGGCGCCCGCTGCCTGGCGCGCGTTGGAGTACACGAAGCTCGCCAGCGTGCGGCCCACATCCTCGCTGTAGCCGGCAATGCCCTTGCGGTGGATCAGCCGCTTCATGGCGCTGTGGTTGTTCTTGGCCAGCTGCAAATACGCCTGGAACGCCTTGTCCTTGGCCTCGTTGCCCTGGCTGTCGAGCCCCAGCATGTTGCCGAACATCTCCAGGCTCTCGGGCGTCACGCCCTGGAACAGCTTGAAGGCCTGCGCACTCATGGTGCCCTGCTCCACATGGGCGCCGGGGAAAGCCGTCCGCATCTGCCGCGCCATCAGGTTGGCCTCGCGCTTGCTCTCGAACATGCCGAAATACTGGCGCTCGCCCGCAGCGTCCACCACATCCAGCGTGTACTGGCCAAAGCGGCTCAGCGGCATGTAGCCCGCATCCATCAGGTCGCGTGCCTTCGTGGCCAGGTCCACCACCTGGTTGTGCTGTTGCATCAGCAGGTCCGACGCATCCGGCTCGGCCTTGGCGTCCTGCACCAGCGTGCTGGTCAGCAGGTCCATGGCGTCCTGCAGCGTGGGCTGCTCGAGCAGCACATCGCGCAGGCCGGCGTACCTCTCGCCCACCAGGCGCAGCATGCTGGCCCGGCTGGTCATGTCGATGGAGCGGTCGATGGCGGCGCGCGCCTCGCGGTACAGGCCCACCTGCTGGTCGTTCAGACCCATCACGTCGCGCAGTTCTTTGTCGCTCCAGACCACGCCCGCCTTGAGCATCTTGCTCTCGAAACGGGAGCCGATCAGGCCCTCGAACTGGGCCAGCGGCAGGCCGCGCCACATCTTGAGCACGCCCGCATCGATCTGACCCGACGCCATCAGCAGCTTGGCCTTGGCCTCGGCGTCCAGGTTGGCGTACTTCTTCTCCAGGTCGCTGACCAGCACCGGCTTGCCGTCCGCGTCGCGCCCCCAGGAGAGGGTGCCTTCGAACAGCGCCTTGCCGATGGCCTTGTTGTCGGCGGCGGCCACGGGCTTTTTGCCCAGGTCGCGCCATTCTTCCAGGCGCGGCAGGATGCGCGGTGCGTGGTCGGCGGCGTCGTTGGCCATCGTGCTCACGTCATCAATGTGGCGCTGCGCCGACTCGAACACCGGCTTGAACGCCGGGTTGCGCTCGGACAGGTGGCGCATGGTGCCCACCGTCTTGTCCCACAGCGACACCTTGCCGGGGTGGCTCAGGGTCTGGTGGATTTGGTCCAGGGCGTTGGTCTTGAGGCCGGCCAGCTTGGAGCGGCTGAACATGGGCGCGCCAGCGCTCTCGCCCCGGCTCACCCCCGCCGCCCGCGCAATCGACTGCTGCGGCGTCTCCTGGCTTTGCGTCACATAGCCACGGGCAGGCAGAATGAAGCTGCGGATGATCTCGCTGTCCGTGAGCGCCAGGCTCCTGAAGCCCGGCACATTGGCGCGCAGCCAGGTGCGGATAGCGGCAATGGCGCGCTTCACGAAACCGATGTTCGGCTGGGTCTGCGCCATCTCGGCCAGCACCTCCTCGGCAGCAGACAGCCGGTCCCGCGCGCCCATGGCGGCCCAGGCCTCTGCGTCGCCCAGGTCCTTGTCCACCATGCCGTATTCGCGCGCCTTGGCCAGCACCTCTTTGCGGCGCAGGGTGCCCAGCTGCTGCAGGATCGGCTTGAGCCCGTCGCCAAACGCTCCGCGCAGGCCGTAGTGACCCAGCACCTCGTGGAACAGGACTTCCGCGATCTGCTTGGAGCCCTGGAGCTCGTCGGACAACAGGTACACCTTGCCCTTGTAGATGAAGCCGCGGGCCTCGCCCGTGGCGCCCTGGCTCTTGAGCTCAAGGTCGTAGTCGCGCACGGACCCTGGAATCTGCGCGTCCTGCATGTTGCGCGCCACGATGATCTCGGGGGCGCTGGTCCATTTCGCTTTGAGGCCGTCCACCAGCTTCTGGGTGGCCACGTTGCGGGCATCGCTGTCGGCGCTGGGGGCGGCGGCATCTTCTGCGCGCGCGCCAGCGGCGCTGAAGGCCGGATCATTCGCACGGCGGTAGCCAGCCAAGTGCTTCTGCGTTAAAATCTTGCTGCGCCCTTTATCACCGGGCAGCCCAGTCAATCGCGGCTGGAACGACCCGGTGATCAAGGGCGCTTTTTGTTGGTCGAAGTACCGCAACAACCCTTCGCGCTCCCAGCGCTGGAAGGGGTTGCGCACGGCCTCGTAGGCATTGATCAGCAGGTTCACGCCGCCGCCATCTGGGCGCGGGTCGATGATCATGCGTACCGGCGCGCCGTTCACCAGTTCGGGCGCGATAAAGACCAGGCGCCCAGGCGACGTTTCTGAATCGAACACCGCCACAGGGTTCTCCAGCCACTCAGGCACCTTCTTCCAGTCCTGCGCAGTCAGTGCGTGGTTCAAGCGCCCTTGCTCGACCTTGCCCTCCACCAAGTGCACCGGGCCATCGCCCATCCCCAGCAGCGCCAGCACATCGGACCGATCCAGCACGCGCACACCCCGGGGGCTTTGTTTTTCTCCTGCAAACAGCGCGTCGATGCGCGCCTCATAGGCTGCCCGGGTGTCGGCCCTGCGGCTGAACAGCGCCACGTTGCCACCCTCCGTCTCTTTGGTTTCGACCGTTTGAAAAAAATGATCGAACCCGGCGCGGATTGCTGGAACCTCCGCCGCCGTTGGGTAAGGATAGCTGCCTTCGTTCTCCATGCCCAGCGCGGCCATCGCGTCCCAAGTCTTCTCGCTTACCACGTTGGCCAGATAGTCATTGGATGCGTTCTGGTCCTGTAGCTTGGCAATCAGGTACGACTCGAATGCACGCGCCGACATTTCTTCGCCCGTGGTCCAGTATTCCTTGGTGCGCTTGCTGTCCAGGCGCGAGGCCCGGGCTTTCATGGCCGTCTGGTTGATGGCATTCACCACGGCCCCGAAGGCGTCGATCATTTCCTTGCGCACGCCGGCGTAGGGCACATAGTTCGCGCCGCGCGATGCCAGGCCCACATCCATGGACGTGGTCATGAAACGGTCGCCCTGGGTGCGCGGCTTGGCAAAATAGTTGTCCAGGGCGTGCCACCACTCATGGCCCAGGCTGCCGGCGCCTTCTTTCTTGGTGAGGTTGATGACCACCTTGTCGGACTCGTAGTGCGCCGCTGCCGGGTTCACGCCGCCGCTACCACGGGCGCCAAAGGCCAGGCCCAGCTGCCCGTTGAGTGAAATGGCTTTGGGCGGAATATCCAGCACCGCCGCCATGTCCATCAGAGCGTCGAAAGCGTCGTTCAAGTCCTTCTGGCGGCGCTTTTGCTCCACCCAGTTGCCGAACTCCACCCCCTTGAAGCCAAACGTGTCGCCGAACATCTGCGGCGTCACGTCCTGGCCGTTGCGCATGTCCTGGCCCACGCGCGGCTGGTTCACATTGGCGCGCTCGCGCGGGATTTCCTTGTAGCGCTCCAGCTTTTCTTCCAGCGCAGCGGTGTTTCCCTCGCGGTACGCGCGCGCCTCCTTGGTCGTCTTGAACGGCCCCTCCAGCTTGGCGTAATTGCGGCCGATCTTCTTGCCGACAAAAAAGCCGTCCACAGTGCGCTCGCTGAAGATGTCGAACGATGCCTTTCGCGCCACCTTGTCCAGATTCAGCGAAGCGTAGGTCCGCTTGAAAGCCGCCAGCGCCTCATCCTTGGTGTCGCCGACGGCGATCTCGGCTGGCCAATTGCCGAAAACCGTGGCGCTGGAGTCTTTCTCCACCACCCACAGCGACACGTTTTGGCGCCCCTTGTAGAGCGTGTAGTGGTGCTTCGCAAAGCGCACGCCTTCCAGGGATTTTTCGTGGCCGACCAGTTCGTAGAGTTCGACCCGGCCCAGCATGCCGCGCAGGTTGGCCGTCTTGTCGGCCCCCATGCGCTCCATGTCCTGCACGGTGATCTTGCCGTCCATCACATCGTTGGCCAGCCCGCGCAGCGTCTTCACCTGCTCGGCCCAGCGCTTGACCTTCCACGCCGTGCGTGGCTTGGCGGGCACCTCGTCGCGCAACGCGCGCACGGCGGCCACCGCCTTGGCATTCGTGCCTGCGTCAATCAGCTTTTGATATTCCGGCGCAGGCCATATCTTTGACAGGGGCTGCGCGGCAATGTCCGCGTCACCGACTTGATTCAAGTCCTCCTTAAACCCGGACCACGCATCCTTGCGCGCCCCGCCGATCTTCTCGCCGAAGTCGGAAATGGTGGCGTCGGCCTTCGTCGCCTTGCGGTTGGCCACGCGCACCTGCTTTTCTTCGGCCTCGGCCTTGCGCGCCCGGGACTTCTGGTAGCCCGCCGGAATGGCAGCCTCCGGCAGTTGCGCGTTCGGGCTCAATTCAAACAGCTTGTCCAGCGTCTGGCGCGTCAGCACCTGGCCGCCCTGCGCCGCCGCCTCAACGGCCGCCGCCCACTCGCGGTTGTGTTCTGCGCGGCCTGCCTCGGAATCGTAGCTCTCTCGCACCTCGACCAGCGTGGCTCCAGTGTCGGCCGCTATGTACTCCAGCTTGGCTGTGTGGTACTGCTTTGGCGTCAGGTCGGTGGCGACTGGAACGGTAGGTGCGTCATCCTGGCGCTCATCGGAGCTCGCTGGCTGACTGGCTTCACCATCCACCACCTTGCCTTTCATCTGCGCATCTTCCTGCGCCCAGCGCGCCACATTCTCGGCGTGGCCGGGAGATGGGCTGATGGCCGGGAAAACACCGTCATCCGGCTTGAGTGCGAGCTTGCGGCTGTTGACCATCATCTTGAGGTGGTCAGTCCCCGAGAAGTCGCGCTCAGGGTCGGCGTGTTCCTCGGCCGTGATGGCGTCCCACTCCTGCTGCGTGCTGGCCGCTTCGGCGCGCGCCACACGCTCAGCATTGCGCTGCTCGTAGGTCAGCCCAGCGGCTTCCACGGCTGCGGCTCCCGCTGCGGGTACTCCAGCGGCTGGGCCTGCGGGCTGCTCTCCCACTGCCTGCGGCGCTTCAGCTGGCGCGGCCTCGGCTTGGGTTCCTGGGGCTGGTGGTGGCGCGTCTTGGACATGCGTCTCTCCCTGGGGTCGGACCACAAAACCACCGTCGACCGGCACCACGGCGCCAGGCGACTTCCGGGCCGCGCGGTCGGCGGCCATCTTCGTCTTGAACGGCAGGCCGGAGGGGTTCAGGAGGTCGGTCGGTGCAATGGCGCTCTGGCCCTGTGCGGCGGCCCGGCTCAGGCGCTCGGCCACCGGGTCGGATGGCTTTGGCGCTTCAGCCGCGGCCTGCGCAATGCGCTGGTCCGGTGTCTTGCCCTGCTCAGCCTGTATGCGCTGGAGCACCTCGTCTGGCGTGATGCGGCCGGCGTCGAACTCGCGTGCATAGGCGCGCGCCGCGGGCGTGTTGACCTGGCGCAGGCCGTCGACATAGTTCTGCACCGGGTCGGTGTTCAGGCTCAGCTCTACCGCATCCGTGCGCGTGCGAGGCGCGCGCTCCACCGGGGCGGCATCGGCCCGCTGCATGCGGGCCAGCGTCTCGTCCAGGCGCGCTCTGCCCTGCTCTGCTGCTTCAGGCGTGACCCACTGGGGAGGCACCAGCACAAAGCCACCGGCCGGGTGCTCGGCCACTGCCAGGTCCAGTCCTTGCTTTTGCGCCTCATCAAGCATGCGCGCCGCATCGCTTGCCGGCATGGGCGGGCGGCGCTCGGCGGCGCTGGTGATATTGGTGAGGGAGTTGGCCTGCGCTTCGCGGTTCATGCCCAGCGGGTCCGCGTTGCCCAGTGCGGGCGCCGGCGCGTTCTCGGCTAAAAGCCGGTCCAGCAGCTTGCGGTTGTACTGCTGCACGCCCTTAGCGGCATCCGGCCGGTTGAGCACGGCATAGGCGCGCAGTGCGTCTTGCTTGGCCCCCTCGGGCAGCGCCAGGATCTGATCGCGCATCGGGTCGTCCAGAGGCTCGGGTGCAGCTTCGAGCACGGGCGCCGCCGCCTGCCCGTCCGCCAAAGGCGCGCCGGCCTCTACTGCCTGGGCCTTGGCTTCCACGCCAGCATTGAAGGCGCGCGTCAAGGTGCCGGACTCGGGCAGGGTTTCGGTGGCGCGGATGGCTTCAGCCGCTTGGGCGGCAGGGCTTGCGGCAGGCCTTGGAATGCCCGATATCGCGCCCAAAGGCACGGCTGCAGCACCTTCCAGAGTGGCGTTGGCAATCACCCCGCTCATGGGGTCCACATCGAACCCTTGGCGGTTCAGGGCGGTGTTGGAGGCGAACTTCTCCTGCCCGCCCTGCAGCATCTCGGTGCCAGTCTCGGCGCCGGTCGTCGTGGCCACGCGCGCCATCATCCCGGGGGCGGCCTTGCTTGTGCCGTGCAGCACCTTGCTCAGCGCCCGCTCCGCTCCCAGGACCGACCCCATGCCCAGCACCCCCCCCAGGGCGATCTGGTCGGTGTTCTCGCCGCCGTAGGCCGCCGCCTCCTGCGCCTTGGCCTCGGCCTGCTCGGGCGAGGCCCCGCGCTCCAGCCATGCGCGCTTGGTTTCTTCGTGCACCTGGCCCTTGATGGCGCCCACCCCTTG